TAATGTTTACAGTTTCGTTCCCGAGTCTGTAATTCCTCCGGCTGTTGTGTGCGTTCCGGATTCACCATATTTAGAATTTGAAACAATAAGCAAATCAAACATTCGTGCGAAGGTCAATATGACCATTACCGTTGCAGTTGCTTACAATAGCAATCCTGCATCACTCGACAACATCGAGCAGTTAGTAATTAGTGTTCTGGCAGTTATTCCAGCAGGTTACATTGTCAGTTCGGTCGAAAGACCAACAGTTACACAAGTTGGAGCAAGCACTCTACTCATTGCAGATGTTAGAGTTAGCACCTATTACACAAGAACAATCTAAGGAGAAAAATGGCAACGACAGTTATTACCGGTCGAGATATTACCTTCACAATTGGCGGTAATAATTTCGATGCACAAGCAACAACAGCAACTTTAGCTGGAGATGTAAATCGGGTGACTTATGAAACACTTGATGGAAAATCTTACAAAGTTATTGACAACAATTTTACGCTAGCTGTCGAAATGCTAGCCGACTGGGGCGCAACAGGATCTCTATGCGAGATTTTATGGAGCGCAACAGAATCAGCACCAAATACTGCAATCAACACAGTATTTACAGCAGCTTCAGGTGCAGTATTTACTTTCCAAGTTTTACCAACTTGGCCATCAGCCGGTGGAACTGCTCCAGATGCACAAACAGTTTCTTTCACATTCCAAGTCATTGGCGTGCCAGCAGAATCATTTAGTTAAAAAATAGAAACGGGAGCAAATAAATGAAGTTACCAATTACAATTGAATATAACTCAGGTGAGCAAGCAACTTACATTGCCCAACCACCTGAGTGGGCGAAATGGGAAAAACAAACAGGAAATACGATTGGTCAAGCATCTGAAAAGTTAGGCATTTGGGATCTTATGTTTCTTGCCTATCATGCACATAAGCGTGAACTTGCAGGAAGTAAACCAATCAAACCAATGGATGTTTGGATTGAAACTGTAGCTGATGTCATCGTTGGTGATGCAGACCCAAAAGCCATAAAGCAGGAAGCCTAAACAGGTTATTGGTTGAGTTGGCATTAGCCACACACATACCAATGAGCGAATGGGTTGATGCGGATGACATATTAACAGCGATCGAAGTATTGGAGGCAAGGAATGGCAAATGAAACCATTGCATACAATAAAAACGATCTGCGTGATATTTACAAAGCGTTCAAACTTATGGATGACCAGGCTACTGAGGAAGCAAGATCGCAGTCTGCTGCTTTGGCTTATTTTGCATCGCAAGAAATTAAACAGGCAGCTGGATCTCGAACAAAGGCTGGCAAGGTTGCGCAAAGAGTCGCAGATGGCGTTAGCATCTCTAAGTCCAGCAAAATCGGTGAATTCCGTTATGGTTTCGCACGACAAAAGTTTTCAGGTGGGGCTACAACGCAAACCTTATGGGGTGGTGTTGAGTTTGGATCTAATAAGTTCAAGCAGTTCCCTACATATTCAGGACGGCAAGGCAGAGGTTCAAGAGGTTGGTTTATCTATCCAACGCTTCGCAGAATTCAGCCTGAATTGATTAACAAATGGGAACAGGCGTTCAATCGCATAATTAAGGAATGGGTCTAATGGCTACCGGTAATCGCACCTTAAAGTTATCGATCCTTGCTGATGTTGATGACTTAAAAAAGAAACTTGGCGAAGCTGATAAAACTGTTGAAAGCAATGCTAATAAAATGTCAGAATTTGGCAAAAAGGCTGCCGCTGCATTTGCAATCGCTGCTGCTGCCGCTGCTGCTTACGCTATTAAAATTGGCGTTGATGGAGTTAAAGCTGCGATTGAGGACGAAGCTGCACAACTAAGACTTGCTAGTGCGTTAAGAACTGCAACAGGTGCAACAGACGGACAAATTAAAGCAACAGAGGATTACATTACAAAAACAGCATTGGCTGTTGGTATAGCTGATGATGAATTAAGACCAGCATTCCAGAGGCTTGCAATTGCAACAGGTAGCACCACAAAATCACAGCAATTATTAAATTTAGCTGTTGATATATCAAAGGGAAGCGGAAAAGATTTAACATCTGTTGTTGAGGCATTATCAAAATCATTTGGTGGTCAAGATACACAATTGGTTCGATTGGGCATTGGTTTAACTGCTGCACAAGCCAAAACGATGGACTTCAAAAGTCAAACTGAATTGCTAAGTGATCTTTATGGAGGCGCAGCTAGTCGGAATGCTCAAACTTTCCAAGGTCGAATTGACAGATTAAAAGTTGGTTTTGACGAAGCAAAAGAAAGCATTGGGGCTGCATTATTACCTATCATTGAAAAATTGATTGAGTATGTGTTTGAGTATGGCGTGCCTATTGTGGATAAATTTAAGGCAGCTTGGGAAGTAGTGCAAAAAGCAATTGAAAATAATAAAGAAAGTTTTGATGAATTTGTGCAGTTATTGCAAGATTATGTTTTACCAGTTTTGGGTAAAGTGTTTGGCTTTCTTGTTGATGTTGGTGGTAAAGCTGCTGCAACCATTATTAACATATTCGGCAAAATAGCAGCAGCCATTACACCTGTATTGAATTTCATTATTGATGCCATAAATTTAGTTATACGAGGTTTAAATTTAGTAAATCCCGGCAATGATATTCCTTATTTGAACAAAATAGGCTCATCCGGTGCAGATGGTTTTAGGGCTGGCGAGCGTGACGATATAGTTACTACTACTTCAAGGGGATCATTGTTGCCAGCGAGTGTGGGTGGCGCAATTGATGCAGGTGGAATTGGATCAGCTGGATCATCAATTAGTTCAAAAACTCCAACTATACAAATTAAAAGTGTTCCAGATAGAACAAGTGCCGATTTGTTAAGAGAAGCAGAAATGGTAAGACTTATTAGTGGAGGCTCAGCAGCCCCACAGGTAAACATAACAATCAATGGAGCAATTGATCCAGAGGGCACAGCAAGAGCTATGGCTGATTTATTAAATTATCAATCTGCTAGATCGTTTGCTGCACTTATATCACAATGACAGTTTTCACCCCTGACTGGAAATTAACCGTTGCAGGTGTAGATTACACAGACATTACGATCAGTAACATTGGTCATTCATCTGGTCGGACAAACATTTATCAACAACCATTACCATCTTATTTGCAAGTAAATCTTGTTGCCTTATCTGGTCAAACATTACCATTTGACATTAACGACAGTTTAAGTTTGCAAATAAAAAACAGTTCTGGAAATTATGTAAGTTTGTTTGGTGGGGATATTACCGATTTGACCATCGAGGTTGGCCTAACTGGATCATCTGCAACTGTTGTAAATTACACAATCCTTGCAATGGGTTCTTTAGTTAAATTGACAAAAGAAATTTACAATGACAACATTTCACAAGATGAGGACGGAAATCAAATTTATGATTTGCTATCTAGCGTCTTGCTTGCATCTTGGAATGATGTCCCAGCAGCGACAACTTGGGCAACTTATGATGCAACAGAAACATGGGCAAACGCAGGAAATCAAGGTTTAGGCGAAATTGATCAACCTGGGCTTTACACAATGTCGAGCAGACAAGCTAATCCTGACACCATTTACAACATCGCAAGCTTCATTGCTAATAGCGCATTTGGATATTTATATGAATCAAATAATGGAAATATCGGGTATGCCGATGCTGACCATAGGCAGACTTATCTGGCAGCCAATGGTTATGTTGATTTGGATGCAAGCCATGCTTTAGGTCAAGGCTTATCAACAATCACTAGATCATCAGATGTTCGAAACGACATTTATATTAATTATGGAAACAATTTTAATTCACAGGAAACCGCAACAAGTGCAGATTCCATTGCGTTGTATGGTTACAAAGCCGAAAGCATTCAATCAGCCATTCACTCAGCTGTAGATGCTCAGGAAGTTGCAGATCGCTATATTGCTCAGCGTGCCTTCCCATTACCAGCCTTTCAATCCATAACCTTTCCAATCACCAACTCAGAGATTGACAACAGCGATCGGGACAACCTTTTAGGTGTCTTTATGGGTCAGCCGTTAAACATCCAAAACCTGCCATTACAGATATCCAATGGGGAGTTTGAGGGTTATGTTGAGGGTTGGTCTTGGCGCACAAGGTTTAATGAATTATTCCTAACGATCAATCTATCGCCTGTGGCATTTAGCCAAGTGGCGATGCGCTGGAATACTGTGCCAACAACCGAGGCATGGAACACAATTGATCCAACTTTGACATGGGAATACGCTACAATCGTAGCCTGAGATAAAGGATAATATGGCAACTACTACCAATTACGGCTGGACTACACCGGATGACACCGCATTAGTCAAGGATGGCGCAGCTGCCATTCGCACGCTTA